CGGTAATACACACAATGGAGAGAGAATACAAAATTGATTGTTATGAAAACGCACCAAGATCTTTGAAAAACAGATTGATAAACAAGTTGACCAAATCTGGTTATACAATTGACGATCTGTATGATGAAACTTTTATAAAAATGATTGATAATAAATCTAAATATTACAAAACAAAAGAAAGACAAAGGGTGTGGGAAACTAGTATAGATTTGCTTGATGATGCCCTGAAGAACAAAAAAGAAATTTTTTATGTGGAAGATGCGGTTAAGTTTTTTTTAGAAGAACAAGAGGGTAAAGTTATCGCTGACATATGTATTAAATCTCAATATGGTAGTAAGAGGGAATTTTATGTCATAAATCTTGGTGCAAAGGCAATGGGAAGGATCATAGAGTCATTTTTTAGGAAAATATGTCAATTATGTGAGACCGAATGTATTTCTGTACCTGGTGACAAAAAGATGGACACTATACAAAAATCTCTTAATAGAGCCACAGAATATGCAAAGGAGAATAACATGAGATTAAGGTATGTTAACGGTGATTGCACGAAATGGTCAGCTGCTGAATCAATGGGAACATTTTTGACAATGTGTGATGTCTTAGACGAACAATCACCCAAATTATTCTTTAAATTATTAAAAGTTGGTTTTCTAAGATGGGCCGATAAGGACATCACAATTCCAAAGGAGATATTGTATTGCTTCAAAGGTAAAAATAATCTTGAATATTTAAAAGACAACAAAACATACATTCATAGCACACAAAATTTTCTACAAGGTATGTTTAATTATACATCGTCTATAAAAGCCTCGGCATGTAATTATTACACAAACCACTTATGGAGTTTATTATCACCACACCCTAGAAGAGATGACTTTAAATGTTGGCACATGGAACACTCAGATGATTATGCTCAGGTCATTGTTTATAGTAATGAAAACGAGTTTGAAGATTACAGATCCTTTTTCAAAATGTGCATGAAAATGTCTGGTTATAACGATAGTGAGAGAAAAACAAATTGCCAATCTATTTTCTTAGAATTTGTATCTCTAATATCATTCAATGGTCAAATGATTTACCCTAAGATCAAGAAAACAAAAGAAGTTAACCTCTCATTACCATGCACTGGTTATAAATCTGATATTGAGGCTGCATTATCAAGGCAAGGTGAATGTATGAGAATGGGGTGTTCTGCATCATTTTGTTATTTTTTTCAACGACTACATAATTATTGTGTAAGAGATGCATATTCCTTGATGAAAGGCCAGCACAACGAATTGCCCCATAATGAGTATGACACACCAGTCGAATGGTTTGGGACACCAGACCAATTACCACACTTTACCATGTTCTGTAAGGGAAACATTAACAATTATAGGTTATATCGTTATGGTAGTGAATTATCAAAAAGAATGATTGAAACATCCTATATCATGGCACAAGAATGTCCGGACAACGACTTAACCGCACACAATATTGAAGATTATAGTAATAGGTTGTATCACCCAAGGTATAGTTATATGATTAATAATAATATACTTAGAACCTTCAAAAAACAATTCAAATTGACAGACAAAATGGCAACCACATACTGGGAAAATAAACCAACCTACAAAATTGTAAAACCAAACAACCCCACTGAGTTAACAAACTGGTTAAAAATAATGTTCACAAATCGTTCGTTCATAGAAGCGTATGTTAGCATGAGTAGAACACAAATGACACTGCGAATATCGGGTTATGTGAAAGGGAAAAAATTACTCAAAGCTTTGGTGGATCAAATATGGGGTGACGAAGAAAAACCAACCAGACAGGAACTAAGGAAATTTAGAAAGGAACACATGATGTCAGTCATAGAAAGTTATGATTACATGAAGGCACACTTGGTTTCCAAAAGTGGTCTTGTCTGTGAAAAGGACCTAACAAAAATTATTATAAAATCCGACCCAACTGTTTTCTCATTATATAAAATGATAGAGACAAACACTTTCTTAACAATTGATAAACAAAAAAAACCCCAAGTTGGTGCAACACTACCATACAAGCCCACATATTATCACATTGAAAACGACCCGGGGATTGTATTGCAGTTTATGTTAAATAACGAAGATTATCATAATGATCGAAGAGTAGTTAAAAGCGAACTATCACTACAACGAGATATAAATACAATTATTGGAATTTACGGAAGTGATGTTAATAGATATAAAAAAGAAATACAATTAATATATAATGACTTGAGTTTAACAAGAAATAAGAAAACATTATTTGTTGGTTATACGTATGGTCAACAAAATGTCTATGATACTTTCAGGGAATTATTGATGTATAACTACACCCAAGACAAAAGTATAGTTATGAGCGACAAGACTCAACATGTAACCATACAACCAAACACAGGTAGCCTCTTTTACTACAATCAAAATAAATTTAACTCAGAAACTAGTATTTCTTGTTTATGTACATTGGTTTTACAATATGTGTATTATAGAAACATCCTAAATCTAAACCCACAAATGGTAAAAACTCAGTTAGAAAATTTCCGATATGAGGTTAAAACAATAGAGTCCCCAAAACAAAAAAACATGGATTACCATGAACTATTAATGCAATTCAATGAAAACACCTTGAAAGAAACAAGTGAAATTAATTATTTGAAGATGGCTGCCTACCTTCAATTTGATTTATTAAATGACCCAAGTTTATTACTGAAGATTGCAACGAAACTATATACATACACATATAACTACACAAAGGTTGCAAAAAGGTACGACAATAAATACATCGGAACAACAAAATGTTTAATTAAATTCTCAAATTATTACTTCGAAATGTTGCAAGAAAATGAAAACCCACCAATTGTTAAAACTGATTGCCCTAGAACTAATATTGTAAAACTTGGTTATCTAATCGCCTTAAAACTTGGTCACATTATTAATTTTGAGACAATACTAGAGGCTCACAATAATTATAAGGTTGAAACTTACCTAAGGTATGAAAAGATTGACAACCCCAATAGAGACAAGTATCTTTGCTTTGTTCACACCAAGTTTAAATGGATAAACAATTTAACAATAACATACCCATGGCTACCTATAACGTTAACAACAGAAATAACAAAAACACAACTACACGGACACAACAAGAGCACTGACATAAACCCTATTATTGACATTGAAACCTTAACTGTAAAAATCAACAAACATAAATTATACAAAATACCCTTTTGGTTATGTGAACAATCAACCGGTGTTTGTGCTATCAATGACAAATTATTACTTGAAGGTTTACCTATAAATGATTGGTTAGAAAATAGGTTGTATGAGAAGATTGTTAATAGTAAAAGGTTAAGTAAATACGATATTAAAAATTTTACCTTTGACGATAACTCAGAAATTTTTTTGTTAAATAAATTAAATGACGAGAAAATTTACAAAAGATTAACGAATTGGGGTTTAAATGAAATAAAAGATAATCTCTGTCAAAAAACGAAAAACCTAAAAGTTCATAGTAATATAATATTTGTTGATAATTGTAGAGTTGATAATGTTGAAAAGGGGTTTGCATCATTGGTTTGTGGTAATGTTCCAGACCCTGAGATTATAAAAATGCTTTCCTTAAAAGATTACAAGGAGAAAGAGATCACAAATAACACTGATTTAATAAGAAAATTGAAAATCCCTGAAAAATATTTATACCAAAATAATCGTAATATTAGGAAAGAATTCAAAATGATAAACATCTACCCAACAACAAAACCACAGGAGATATTCCACACCGAAGATTATAAATATTATGATGGTCTTGAAGATAATTGGGATGAGAGGTTTGGGTTATGGGCCAATGCACAAAACAACATTGTTCAAATGCCTGATCAGGACGTTTTTTATAATCATAAGTTGATAATAAGGAAAAGGAATAATAACTATGAGTTCCTATATAAATACATAATTGATAATAAACCTACGAATAACCCAGAAAAGAAGGTTGAGATAACACCTATTGTCGAAGAAAAAAACCAAAAAATTCTTGAAATGATGAGTAAAATAAACATGAATTTCAAACTTCCACAACCAAATTTTGATGAGTTGTCTGATGATAATTTTATTGATGATTATGAGGACCAGGATTTTAACGACACAGATGTAAATGAGGATGTTATTGAACAAAACAAAAAAAATGATGCAAGGAACATTTCATTAATGAAACAATTAGGTTTTATTTCGAATAATTTAAATGAAAAAGAAGATGAAACATCTTTTACCGAAGAAGAAAAAAATAGATTAAATGTGATCGAAAGAGAGAAAAAAGAAAGGGAAAAGAGTACAGCTTTTATGGCAAACTTAAATTTCTCAATGTTAAATTTTAAGTTTAAACCCTCGGGAAACAATGCAAAGGAAAAGGAAAATGAAAAAGGTAAGGAAAAAGTCAAGGGTGATGTTTCGGTTGAGAGGAAGGACATTGATATTGTTGAAAAAGAAGAAACTGTCAAACCGACAAAACCGTTCAAAATGATAATGCCTGAATTTTCTGATGATGATGAATTCAGCCCAGGGAATATAGAAGATATAAATGACGATTCTTTGGAAGATGTGCCTGATGTTTTTAAAAAGAAAATTGAAACAAAGGAACTATTCACTTTTGCAATAGGTGAGGAAGATATCGAAATGGAACCAATACCAACAAAAAAAGAAACAACAGCTTTTGAAGAAACACAACCAAATAATATTGATGCAGTTGGTATACTCGAGGAGGAAGATGAGGTTTTCCTTTTGTTGACTGAGGAAAAGAAGAGAGAAAATAAATTGATGAAAGTTAGCAAGAGCATCGACTTCACAAACATAACATTATTAAAACATCAAAAAGAAGATTATGATAAAAGCACATTAACATTGATAGAAAGAAGTAAAATTACTCACACACCCATCATACTACAATATTTTGAAAAATACCTAATGAAAGAATTTAATTTCATCGAAACGCATAACTATATAAAAGAAATTAATTCCATGAACACAAGAATAAAGTACATAGACAACCTATCATACACGGTAAAATGTGTTTTTTATGGTTATTTATATATGATGTTGCAAGAAAAGGTTATCAACTTGTTAAGAACAGAGCTTTTTGTCAACGAACACACAGTTATGTATGATGATGAAAGAGATATCTTTGTGCTTTACGATACGCAAATAATAACAAAAAATGACCCTCAATACAATGAGTTAATAGAATACGCCTATCATCACTTTGAGGAACATTATGTTGTTTTAGAGGAGAGTAATAAAAAACCTTTTGACATTCTAAAAACCAATGAATGTTTTGTTTATTTAATAATGCCCTTATATAAAAGGTTGAATATGAGTTTTAATCTTGTTATACTAAAAATAAAGGAAAGAGAAAACACACAAATTGATAAGAAAAAGTTATTGTTAAAGAAATCAACGAACATGATTGTTAAGAGAAATAATCATTAATTTCAATGATTTA